AATTTTAGTTTATTTTTTTTTTTGACTTTCATACTATTTATAAATAAAAAATTATTATGGCAAAATGTTATAAATTTTCAATCACGAACACCGCAACTACTTGGGTAACCATTGGTTATCATAGTTGCGACAGTAATCTTGTTGTATCACAAGAAGAATTATTTCCAGGTCAAACTAAATATGTTTGGGCATACGAAAATACTGTTACATCAGCATTTCAAAATGGATATAATATAAATAATGATACATTAAATCCACCAATTCTTAATGTTGTTGCTGAAACCACAGAATCAACACTCATTGTGTCTTCACCATCAGGAAGTACTGAATATTATTACACGGTATTCAACTACAGAACTAATCGCTCAACAGGTCTTATTGGTTTAGAGTTAGACCGTAATGTATGGAGCAACTGGGACAATAATCCATTAACTAATTCAGGTTATGTACTTTTCTTCGGTGATAGTTCAGATAATGTTATTGTACATTTTATGGATTATACTGGAAACATTATTGATACATATAGTGCCAACACGGGTAATAATAATTATGATGTCCTTGATGGTAAAATTGTTTACTTTGACGATAGAACCAACGGTATTTTCAAGTATTTTGATGGTAAAACTGTTAGAACTTACACTTACAATAGTTCTGACTTAAGCATAAGTATTCAGTGGGATTGGGACGCAGTTACTAGTGATGATTGTTTTGCTATTATGGAACATAGCACTAGTGCAAACACAGATACATTAAAAGTTATCAACGGTTCAACTATCACGGATATTAAGACAGTAAGTAATGGTTCCGATATCTATATGTACGATGTTTATCTTTATAATGACGGTAACTTTATCGCTGTTGGAACATATGATGATGGCGTTAATAATAGATATATTAATTATGAATTTTACTCAACAAGTGGTACTTTGTTAGATACTCTTGTTTTATCAGGTGAACAATATACAGATAGAACCGTTTTCTTTTATGGTACAAATAAATTTGGTTTAATTACATATGATTATTATGATTCTAATGTTGATTATATTATAGCATCTTTTGATGGTAGAAGTAACACATTATTATCAACAACTCACGAAAGAGGAACTAATTATCAAAGTTATGACACTTACCACCAAACTAACGGCATTTGGCCAAATAGTTATTTAAGTGAGAGTTTCTTTGTAACTTTATATCATAACACAGCCTATAATAATGATATATATACAACTGATTATTTTGATATTGTAAAGGTTTTTGATAAAGCAACAAGTATTGGTGTTTACACATTTGTTGAAGATGGAACAGCATATTATGCAGATTGTATTGAATTAGGAAATAACGCTTTATTCTTCCCAATATATGATGGTGAAAATTCTCTAACTATGAGGACAATCACATCTTCAGGTAATGTTGATGTTAATATAAGCACCGGTACTACTTATAATTCTTACTACTGTTCTTCTTTTGGTAACTATTCATGGATTATACCTTGGACGGGTAACACTAATGAAGGTGGTATTATGTACATATTCAATACTGACGGTACTTTATTTACAGAAGTAACTATAGATGCAACTGGTGGGGGGTGGAGTTATCAATACACTAGTGATATTTTCATGTATATTCATTATGATGCGGGAATTGTAAAATACTTTAATAAGAATAAAGTATTGACAACTATTTCTGGTAATTTTAATAATTACGAAACTTATGACGATTACTTTAAATCTAATTTTAAATATGAAAGTTCTATATTGATATATAATGATATGACTGGTGCTGCAAGAATCATTAATCCAAGAAGTGTTAGTAAACAATTTACCTTACCTGATAATTTAGATTACTCAATAAAAGTGGGTAGAAATTCAGTAATGTTCACTTATATTAATAGCTCAACAGAATTTGTTAATATTGCAGTTTATGATTTAGACGGTAATTTATTAAATAACATAACAACGACCGATACTAGTTGGAACTATGATGAGTTAATTAACGATAGAGGATACGTTCAAAGCTGGTCTACTAATGATGCTGTAGGAAATATTAGAATGATAACACCAAATCTTATCCAATTTTCAATTGTAACTAATGTGGATAACGCTTGGTATACATTTAATGATTATGTATGGTGGGATTAATAAAAAAATAAAATAAAAAAAAATTAAATTAAAATTATATGATGTATAAAGTACAATCAAAAGTTATTAAAGGAGAAAAGAAAGACGTTGTTCATAACGTAAACAGTAATTTCATTACTGAATCTCTTTTAACCGTTGCTCAATTAAAGACGTTAGTTAAAACTAAAATTAATATTTTAGAACACGCAGAAATTGAAAGCGAAGTTCTTTTTCTTGGAAACAAAGAAAAGAAAGACGAAAATGAAATCGTAGAATTAGTTAGTGGTTTAGAATACAATGTATTCATCAAACAATAAGTTAAAACGTAAAATATGGCAAAGTGCTACAAATATTCAATCACTAATACCGCAACTACTTGGGTTACAATTGGCTATCATAATTGTGAAAGTAATTCAATTGTAACCCAAAATGAGTTGTTTCCTGGTCAAACTAAATACGTTTGGGCCTATGAGGATACCATAAATTCAGCATTTAATAAAGGATATGATGAAAATAATGAAACATTAAATCCTCCAATATTAAATCAACCTCCTGCTTGTTCCGATAGAATATTTGTTATGCAAATTTGTAACTCTAACGAAGCTTTAGATGATAACTTCAATATATTTCTAAATGGTTCATTAATAGGTAGTGTTGACTTAAATCAAGACGCTTATATTGGTTCTTTATTTATTGGCTCAATAACACCTGTAACTTTTGAAACATTGGATGCGATATGCCCTCTTGAAAATATGGTTATTTATTACTTTAATCCTGCAATCATACAGTTTAATAATATTGTTGACATGATTAATATACAAAATAATCATAACGGTAATGAAGGGATTATTGAAGTAAGAAATTATTTTAATAGTGGAGGAACATTAGTTAATTCCTGTTATATTGCAGATGTGGAATATATAGGACCAAGTGGTCTTGATATATTAAACCTACCATTTACATATGAAGCTTGTTGTAATGGTTTATCAGGTGGAACACCATTATTATCATCACATTATCAAAATACGACTGTAAGTACAACTCAGGCTCCTGTAACAACAACAACTACTCAACCTATTATAACAACAACTACCACTCAGACACCTGTAACGACTACTACCACATTAGCACCAATAACAACAACTACTACTCAGACACCTGTAACTACAACTACTACTCAGGCTCCTGTAACTACAACAACTACATTAACACCAATAACAACAACTACTACTCAGACACCTGTAACTACAACAACTACATTAACACCAATAACAACAACTACTACTCAGACACCTGTAACTACAACTACTACTCAGGCTCCTGTAACTACAACAACTACATTAACACCAATAACAACAACTACTACTCAGACACCTGTAACTACAACTACTACTCAGGCTCCTGTAACTACAACAACTACATTAGCACAAATAACAACAACTACTACTCAGACACCTGTAACTACAACTACTACTCAGGCTCCTGTAACTACAACAACTACATTAGCACCAATAACAACTACCACTACTCAGGCTCCTGTTACAACTACCACTACTCAAACACCTGTAACTACAACAACTACTATTCTATAATGAAAATTAGAATTAATGATAGTCACTTTAAGGTCAAATTAGCCGTGTCTGAAAAAGAACGTCAGATGGGCATGATGAAAAAAAGATTTGACGATACATTCAACGGAATGTTATTTATACAAGAAAACGAAGAACATTGTTTTTGGATGAAGAACTGCATTATACCCTTAGATATAATCTTTATCTCCGATAATACCATAACAAAAATTCACCACAATTGCCCCCCTTGTGAGGATGACATCTGTGATGAACATTATTGTGGTGAAGGTGATTTAGTTTTAGAATTAATGGGTGGTACCTGTAATAAGTTAGGTATTAATGAGGGTGATGAATTAGAATTGTTTTTTTAGAATTTAATCTTCGCATTTCCATTACTATCAAAAATAAGTGTAAAGTCTTTCTTAGTATTATTAGTTACAAAATCAATCATACAATCTTTACAAGAAAGTTTATCTGTTGGTTTAATATCTGTACTTCTTTTTTGCTCAACTCCATTAACCATAAATGGTGTCGTACCTTTCATATATCTCATATAAGAAACTTCATTAACACCTAATTGTTTAAGAGTATATACTTTTGACATATCCGAAGATGTTGCCATTCCCATATCATCTTCTTTAATTACGCCTTTATTCTTGAATGATTCGTGCATACTCAATATTGAGTTTTTTTCTTCTTGTGATACTAATATTCTTTTATTCATAATTATTTTATTTATAAATATCCATAAAACAAAAAAAGAGGTAAAAACCTCTTAATTTAATTCTAATTCCGTTTGTTTCTTCTGTTCCACAAACAAATTAACTCGTTTTCTTGCAACCTCCGTATAGTTCGGTGATAATTCAATACCTATCCATCGTCTGTCCAATACTTCCGCAGCAACCAAACTTGTTCCACTACCCGCAAACGGGTCAAGGACAATATCATCTTTATAAGTAAGAATCTTAATCGCTTTGGTTGGTATATCAGCACTAAATGTCGCTTTAGTCATTGGGCGACTATCATTCAGATACTTCCACTGTCCGAATACCAACTCCATAAACTCTTTCTTATCATCATCCTGATAAACAACTTTCTTCTTGGTTGTACCATCTTCCATTTCAATATCCGTAGGAACTCCAACCCATTGTGGGACGCCCTTAACTTTCTTAATATGTTGTTTCTTGTAAGCAAGAATAACACACTCTTTTGGGTTATAAATATAAGGGCTAGACGGACTCATCCAAGAACCCCATGCAGTTGTTTTACTTCTGTGGGGACTGTCTTCCTCTAAATCAACTACACCAAAAAATCCAAATCCTATATCTTGCATTATCTTCCATATCTCAGCAACCATAAAGATTCTACCACCTTTTAATTGTCTATTAATTTCATACGGAATATTAATTGCAATACGTCCATCATCTTTAAGAACTTTATAAGCTTGGGTTAACCAATCTTTGCTAAATTCTTTATAATCACTGAACTCCATGTCATCATCGTGAGTATCATAATTGATACCTACTCCGTAGGGCGGTGACGTAACAATTAAATCAATACACCCCTCAGGCATTGTTGACATCACATCAATACAATCACCATTTATTATTTTGTTTGTCTCTATCATAATTTGTGATACTCCATTTTATCTTCAGGACTCCTGAATGATAATAGTTTAGTTGTTAAAAACACTGCGTTCTGCTCTCCAGCATGCAATCCAAGTATATTAAAACCATAGAACTCTTCCGCTTCTTCCTCTGTCATTTCATCTCTACGACAAAGAATATCAATAATAATATCTTTAGAGTATAATACTCTAGGTCCATTACCAAATTCTTCTATAATCCCTATGATGGCAGTTTCTAACCCATCTAATAATACGGCACCTTCGGCCATTTCATTCAAATCAATTTCCATTTCCTTCTAAGTTTTTAACTTATTAAAAATATAAAAATTTAATTTTAATAAATCAACAATAAGGATTATTTTTTATTAAGTATGACTTTTCATACTTTTCAAGATATTTATTATATATGAAACCAAGAAAAAAAGAAGAAGATAAAAAAGTTAAATTTGCAATATCATTAAATCCTAAAATTTTTAATAGGATGGATAAAGAAATGATAAATAAATCTAAACTAATTGAAACATTATTAACCGAATATTATGGAAAAAAAGATATGTAAAAAATGTCTGACTGAAAAAGATATTTGTGAATTTGGGATTTTAAGAAAAAATAAAGACGGATTAAGAAACGAATGTAAATCTTGTAGAATTATTAATAGAAAGTTAAATTTAGAAAAAATAAAATTTCAAGAAAAACTACGAAGATTAAAAAATGAAGAAATTATTAATAAAAAACAAAAAGAATATAGAAAAATTTTTTCAAATGAATTGAAAGTAAAACGAGACGAATATCGTAATAAAAATAGAGAGAAGTTAAATTTGTCATCAAAAAAATGGAAAAGTCAAAATCAAGAAAAAGTTAAAGACTGGAGACAAAAAAATCGTAAATATTTCAATAATTATAACAAAATTCGCTGCGAAACAGATATCTTATTCAAGATAAAAAGAAATATAAGAAGTAGGATAAATAAATTCATAAAAAATAAATCTCAAAATAGTATTGATATTATTGGATTAAATATTAATGAATTAAAAAAATATCTTGAGGGTAAATTCAAAGATGGAATGTGTTGGGAAAATTATGGAAAATATGGTTGGCATATTGACCATATAGTTCCATTATCTTCCGCAAAAACAGAAGAAGAAATATATAAACTTTGTCATTATACAAATCTACAACCACTTTGGAGTACTGATAATTTATCAAAAGGTTGTAAATTATTTTGACTCTAAATTTTTGATTTTTCTGTAAATATACCAAGCAGCCTTTCTCAAATCTTCAAGTTCTTTTGTTGGGTCTTTTTTTCCGGCTCTTATAATATATTTTATAGCATTCCCAGTATGAAAATCTAAGTTAAGAGCTTCTATTATTTTTATTACTTCATACTGATTCTCCGCTCCCCCATAATGATTGGGATGAGATACCATTTCTTTACTCATATTGTCTTTGTTTTTCTTTTAATTTCATTCTTGATTCTTGTTTCTTGGAAACTGTTTTTTCCTTTTTGGAATCATCAACTTTCTGTTTCTGAGTTGGTACTTCTCTTGTCTTTTTGTACTCTGACTTAGGACAAAATTCCCAACTAATACCTACAAGATTATTCGCTGTTTTGTCATCAACTCTTTGGATTTCTCCTGTTTTTTTGTTTCTAATTGTCTTCATTAATTATAATTTTAATTTGATTATCTGTTAATCCTTGTTCGTGTAGTTCATATACTTTTGACACTATATTACCGTCAAAAACTATTGCATCGGCCTTAAACAAATCTTTAAGTGGTTTCTTTAACTCAAGATATTTGAGTATAATTTCTTTATCAATTATTCTTTTGTGAAATCCCATACCAAAATATAAAAACTATTTTTGGTAAATCAAAGTAGTTAATTTAATTTTTTTGCGGGTGCCGATTTTTTGCTTTGGTAGATATGTGCTAATAACCTCCTCTTGAATAGAGGTAGTAATGTTTCATCAATTGGATATTCCTTTGTGGACTTAAAATCAAATACAGGTGCGATTTTACTTTCTCTTTCAGTGAATGACGAATATTGTTCAATAACCTTATTTAGTGATAGTTCTTTCTTGTTACCCTCGTATATCAAACTAATTTTAATATTATATTCATCAATATTTGGTGCGAGTTCATTTATTTGATACTCCCAAACATGAATATGGTTATGATTTGTATGAGTATAAACGATATAACCTTTTGGTTTGGTTAAATACTTTCTATTTCTTTTAATTGTCATATCTATGGACTCGTATATTGTCGCCCAATATGATTTAACCACACTAAAATAATCTAAAAATTGTGTCGCACTATGATGAACTATTTTCTGAAGTTCTATTTTTTCTTCGGTATTTAATTCAGGTATTGATTTTGCCGTTAATTCTTTTAACAATACCTCATCATCACAAGATAAGAATGTCTTATTTGTGGATAATATAACTTTCTCTTTCACTAAGGTTTGTAAACTTGCCAGATGCAATGATAACTCAATAAATGTGGGATATATTTTATTCTGTAATAATAAATCATCTACCTTCTTAAAATAAGCCAATAGGACATACTTCTTATGCTCAAAATCAATTGGTTCTTGGAACACCCAATCGGTTTCCATCATAAATTTTACTTTGCTTTCTATGTTTTCTGTAATCTCCATTCATACCGTTTTCTAAAATATAATAGATTATATATAAAGTTGTAGTTATTCTATTCTCATTACATAATATTCCTCACCATTAACATAGTAAGTGTCATATGAACCATCATAACTATTGATAATACCGATACCATCCGCCTCAACAACCGCCTCAATGAAATCTCTTTCATTAATAAAATTATAATAATCATCAATTCCAAAGTTTTGTAATGCACCTATTGGGTCTCTTTTAACATCATCAAGTAAATCATCAATTTTTTCCTCAATCATTTCTTCCGTAACTTCCTGAGCGGAACTCTCAATGTCATCTTTTTCACTTTCAAGTGCATCAATTTGCTCTTGGATTTCATCATATAGTCGGCCTAATTCATCGGGTTCCTCAACCTCATTTTCTACATTACTTTGTCTTTCCTCTAATTCAGCAATTTCCGTTTCTATCTCCTCAATTCTAGACTCTTGTTCGTCAGATAGCTTATAGTCATCTTCACTAAAATAACTATCTGGACTATCTCTTACATCATTCTCATATACATCCCTAAAATAGTCAACAACCTCATCCACATCTATATAGTCCTGAACAAAACTAGACTTAAAATTACCATAACCATCACTACTAATTTGGTCTTTAATATAATCATATGCAGCATCTTCCATTTCACCTGGCGTTCCAGTACAATATACATCACCTTCTAATTCATCAATACCAATAACCTCAAATCTTGGCATTCCAAAATGTCTTCCATCAGGTATCAAATGGTATATATCCATTTTATTTCCAATCTCCTCAATCTCATCTTCAGCCACATCTATATCCGCATGAACATCAGTTAAATCCCTACCCTGTTCTTCATATTCAGTTTCTTTCTGTCTCAGATTCTCCAATAATTCATTTAACTCAACTAATCTTTTGGAATCATTATCTGTCATCATCTCAATACTATTACGATGATTGGTAGTAATATACTCTAAAACTGCATGTGCTCCGTAAGCAACGTCATCGGCCCTACCATATCCCGTGTCTAATCTCCATTCATCATCTTCTCTTCTAATATTCGCATCCGCAATCTTCTTATCTTTAATTCTTTTTTCTTTAATCTTACGTAATGGTGTATTCCAATCACTAACATACCCCATAACATTTATACCCTCAATACTTGATATTTGAGTACCCCCGATATCCAATTTACCATCAACACGTTTAACACCATCTAAAGATTTAGTTGGTGTTGAGCTTATATTAAGATTACCTGTAATCCATATATTCTTACCTCTGAACTCCGGTAGATTGGCAATACCAGGAGCATAATAACCTGCATACTGCATTAACTCAAGATATCTTTCGGGACTAACTTTAACCCATTCATCATCTTCCTGTTCCAACAGAATGTTAACTATATTGTGTATATCACTCTCTTTTAATTTAATCACTTTTTTCATTACCTATAAATATAAAGTTTTAAACAAAATTAAACCAAATTATTTACAATATTGTTTTTTTGAAGATATTTATATAAATAATCTAATAAACGAACCTTTAAATAATTTAACAATGTCATGCGGATGTAAAAATAAAGCAAATGCGAGCCAAGCCCCTCAACCTCAACCTCAACAGGCTCCTCAACCAAACCAACAAACTCAACAAACAAATAATAACGTTCAAGAAACTATTAAAAAAGTTATTGAAAAGTATTATACTGTTAAGAAAAACTAATACAACTAAATCAATCTAAGTTAGTAAAGGGAGAAGTACGCTTTTCCTTTTTTTTATATTTATAGATAATGAAACTACTGAATATCGTTAGCGAAGGTAAAAGAATTAAGTTAGAACCTGAGGTGAACGCTCTAATACATAGAGTTTCCGATATTATTTATAAAAAAAGAAACACAGGATTTAAGACATATACACCCATAACCTCCATACCTATAGTTGTTCAGGATGGTACTCCAGGTACTGTTGAGATTGCGGTAGACCCAAATTTACAATACTTTGGTTTACTAGACCAGAAAGTTGAGGATAGTAAAGACCCTAATGATTTTATATTAACTCTCAATCCAAATAAAATCACAAGTAAAAAAAATTTATACCTTACTCTATATCACGAAATAATGCATGCAACTGACCCAGGTTATACAACCAAATATTCTGAAAAGTATTGGAAAGATTATGACCCCGAGATTGATGAAAAATATTGGGCACATCCTATTGAGTTCAGGGCAAGTACAAACGAATTCATTGAGGGTTTAAGAAACGAATTTCAGTTAAGAAAAAAACGACTTAAGAATGCGGATAACTTAAAATATTTAATTAAATCAGCTGACAATATTTTAGAATACTTTGCCAAAGGAACCCCTTTATCTAAACTATCTTATGATATTTTAGAAGGAATGTCAGGATTAGTTCCTCAGGATACTAAAATAGCCAAACTACTTCAGGATATGATTATAGAATATCCACAAACATCAGAATTTACTCCAAAACATAATAAATCCCCCTATTACATTGGATATATTGAACTTATTAAGAAATACGACCCCACCATTTGGAAAAGATTTTTATCTACTCTTCATGCTGAAGTTCAAAATATTAAAGAAAACTTAATAAAATCTATTTAATATTTCATATCGTTTTTCTATTCTTGAGAAAAATACAGATAATGAAATTAATTAATTTAAATTCTAAAAAAGGTGTTGTAAACCTATTTGCCGATTACATACTCAAAAGATTTGATAAGCAATCTGAGACCATTATACAGGTGACGGATTTTAACCATTTCTTTATTGTCAATGGTATAACAAATACAACCACCGTATTAGACCTATCCGTGGTCAAGGATGAGTTTATTTCTGAATATCAGGACTTACTCAAGGAAGTTGGATATGAAGAGAATTTAAGTATTATGGACTTAATTAAGTACGATGACAAAATTGAAAAAGAAACCTCCGTTGAATGTGAATTTTACGATTCAGAAAGAAATATATATCACCCAATCTTAACTAATTATAAATTCTCTGAGAATTTTATATATTCGGTTAACTACGATTACGATTTTACATACGAAACAAAAAGAGGTTACAAATCATTAGTTAGAGGATTTTATCAATCTCCATTACAAATAACATCCGAATTTCCTCATGGTTACAGTTATTCTATGGGTAGAACACTTTTATATTATTCTGAATACATCGCACACAATATCCTATCATCAGTTATATGTAATAAATTATCAATCCTTTTAACAACCAATATTGATAACAATGACGAACAAGACATTATGATTGATTGTTATAAATCATTCTTATCTAATCAACAGATAAAATCAATGGTATTAGATAATTTTGATTTTAATTTTGAGTTGTTTAATAAAAATATAGAAGATTATGACATATGTGATGACATAAAAAAACCAACCAAAAGTAAGCCTTGGTTGGTTAAAGATGTAAATCCTGTAGATTTAACTATATTTTAGAGTGTGAATTTTTCATAATGTTCTTTGATGATATTAACACCATCTTCAATTTCATTATAATCTCTTTCAGGAGCAAAGAATTTTGTTTTGTGTTTTTCACCATCAGTTTCAACTATCATAAATGCCGGAACAAACTCATTACCATCAACAGCCTCAACAAATAAATCATATTCCTCTTTTTCTTTGTCAATATCCCTTACTATAAAAGGGATATTTTGTGAGGTTAACTGTTCTTTCATCATAACACAGAAAGGACATCCCTTCATGGTATAAAGTACTATTAATTGTTCTACCATATTAAATAACTTTTTTAGTCAAATCCATTATTGCATTGGTTTGTCTTAACCCAATTTCACTTAACACTTCTTTACCACCTGAGAAACCTTTAATTGTCGGTACGCTACGAATACCCAATTCTGATATCAATTCTCTATCATTCTCAATGTTAAAAGTATACAAATTTATACTTGAGTTTTGCTCTTTAAGTGTTTTACTCACCTGTTCAAACATAGGTTTCATAACTTTACAGGGGCCACAAAAAGTTCCGTAAAAATCAACCATAATTTTTTCACCATTTTTAATTTTGTTTCTTAATTCTACACCAGTAATTTCCATATCTTATTTTTTATTATTTTTTATTTGATAAAGAAACCAAGAACTCACGCTTGGGTATTCTTTTTTAATATCATTAATTTTTTTATTTTTTATTATTTTTTCTCTAATTTCGTTTATTAAATTTTCATCATATTTTGATTTTTTCTTCAAAGAATTTTTTAAATTTTTTATTCTAATTATTTTTTCTTCGTTATTCATACTATCCCATTTATTTTTGACGGACAGTTTTCTTTTTAATTTTTCTTCTTCGGCTTTATCACCATACAATTCTTCATATGTTTTACCCTTATGTGAGTTACCATTTTTTGTTCCTTCTGATATTTTTTTTCTTATCTCAACCGAATGAACATATCCTAAACACCCTTCTCCCCCAAACGTTGAGTTCATCCCATCTTCGTAAGAACTATACTCTTTTATATATTTTTTTTCAGTTTCATATATCTCACTCAACTTACATTCAGTTATCAAAATAATCTCAAAATTCTCTTTTCCGTATTTTTTGATAGAATTATATAATTTAGAATTACTATCTGTATTAAAACACCTATAAATATGTTCATTAAATCTATGTTCTAATGAATTTATAGTACATCCAATATATACTTTTTGATTAATTTTATTAACTATTTTATAAATATTTCCTTTTGTCATATGGTGTGTTTACAATAAATATCACCAAGTATCAAAAAATTTATTTTAATTTTTTTAATCCGTTTATATAAATTTTTATTTCTTCGTATTGTTCTACTTTATATATTACCTTTATGTTAAATGATACTTCACCATCAAATCTACTTAAATAAACGTAGAAACCTGATGTGTGCTTAAATATACCTTCTATATGGTAAATCTCCTTACCGTATTTTGAGTTTAGGTATACTGGAGCGTATCTAGCCTCAAACTTCTCATTATTCAGTAAATTAACGGGTGTCATCACATCTACCGAAAAATCAATATCCATTACAGAATAGATATCCCCCTTTAGCGTCTCCAAAAAATTATTTAAGTACATAAACCTCTCCGCCATAATTATAAGTATCTGGTTTTATAAATCCAAATTCAGTATACCATAATTTGATTTAAAATTATTTATATATTGACTAACCCAATCTAAATAATCATTAATATTAAAATCACTTTCAGATTCCATTGTGTTATTACCCACCTCAACTTTAACCTTTGGTAGCTTAAACTCTTTAATCATTTTATCAACTTTCTCATCCAATTGTATTAATACCGTATTCCATTTATCGGGTAAATGTTGATTAAACCTACCTAAACTTTGACCTCTACGTATTACCACATTATTCTTATTCCCCTTCTCAATTTTATATTCCAATGTTGCCCTTTCTGGTGAGTGTTCCGAACCTTCCCTTAATGAAATTATAAGTGATTCCGCCCGATTTATGTAGGTTTTAACACAATTACTTTGTAAACTAGATTCCATGTTATACTCTGACGATTTGGTTAATACCACAGGATAATACTCAACACCAAGTTGATTTGTAATCTTTTCTTGAACACCATTAACAAATGTATCGGAATAGTACCTTGTGTAAGTTCCGGTGGTATAATGAGAGTACTTATCACTCCATTGGGTATGTTCTTTATTAAACGAACTAATATTATTTGACCTCCACTTAATCTCCTCAAATTGCCTTAACATTCTATAAAAATTAATATGGTCTATGAAAGTTTGTAAAGTACTCACACGAGTTATTACCGACTTAAAAACCTCAAAAGCGTTTTTCTTTTCCGTCTCACTCATCAGGTTATCATCACTTGGTATCTGATACCCATGCCTAAACTCAAATATTGATTTCAGTACTTCGTCACTCTGATGTCTCAAAAACTTTTCACCAAAAAACGCCTCAGCGTCTTTATAAAATTTTTCATTAATAAAATCAACATTTTGTAATACCCTTCTGATTTTATCACCTGTTAGTTTATTATTCATCATAAACGATTCTACCAACTTATATCCGCATTTCTTTAATACCCTCTTACTTGCTAACGGAATCGTATTAATAAAGATTGTGAAATTATCAGGATATTTAATTCCCCTCGTTATCATATAATGTTGATACAAATTCTCATCCGTATTTAACATAAAATCAAACTTATAGTTTGGTATATTATTAGTAAAAGCATTAATTGCCGGTAACCAAGTATCCAAAGAAGTTTCATTAAGACCTAAATTCCTCTTAAAATGACTAAAATTATTATGGAAATAAGCATGTAATATACTAACAGGTTTTGATGCAAAATAGTTTTTTCTTAACCTACTAATAAATTTACGTTTCTTAAATGAGTTTCTAACGGTACCTGAATACAAATCATTCGTCTTATAACTGTAAGTAACGAAATACAATATGGAACTTTTTACAAAATATACTTTACCCGCTTGTCTTACTTTACTAAACCAATATAACTTTAAAGATACCTTTTCTTCATTTTTCTCAACCACAAGAGTCATTCTAGTAACACTAACAGTGCACATAGGATTACCATAATTCTTCTCAAAATCTTCTTCAGTATCGTTAGAATGACTAAAATTAAATTGTGGGTGTTTTTCACTCCCTAAATCTTTTACTAATTGACCTAAAGAGCAGTCAGTAAAAACATCTAACTCAGGTTTACGAGCACTAATTTTTCTAATTTTTTCAGGTAGTACACTATGGTCTTTATGATATATCGTGCTAAATGTCTCGTATTTTTTTTTAAATAATTCTTCCATATGACAAAGATAATAAAATTTTAGAAAAAATGGGGGGTATTATCCCCCCAAATTTAAGATTAACAATAACTCTCAGCCAACTCCCAAAGTTCAGTATTAATTCTATTAGTACTGACAATGTTCTTCAGTTCTCTCATCGTGGTATGTCTCTTACCCGCCTTGTAACCGATTCCACCCCTTGTGAACTTCTCTTGAACTACGTTAAAGGTTGTCCACATGTCGTTTCCTCTATCACCATCACGTAGTGGATTAAGGATGTCCTCAATTTTAATTGACTCGGGCATCTTACCTTCCTTCCATCTAACGTGTGCGGCGGATTTAACATAACCAACTTGTTCACCTTCAGTAAGAATCCTTGAACTCATCTTACCAATAGAACTCTCAATGGTTGTCAACTTGTTTGCGAACTCATCCGTGAAACTTTTTACCATGTCATAGTCAAGATACGAATGACGAACAGAGAATGACTCACTAACTGATTCAGGAACTGTAAGACCATTACTACAAATCAAACGATGAAGTCCTGCTGTAATACTTAACGAACTCAACCCATTGTGGGAATTACGGATAATTGCTTCCAAGAAACAATCCCCAACTTTTGGCATCTGACCATTACGTAAACGAACTTCATGAGTTGAATACATAGTTTTACCCATTTGTCTTGCCGATGAAACCTCCCAACCTTCCTTTTGAAAGTTTTCCAAGATTTCCGTAGTCGGAACAAATACATACTTACTGGTTCTAGTGTTAGAAGCTTCGGTTGCGAATACTGATGGAACTGTTTGTTTTAAGTTCTCAAGTGAAATGATTGTTGACATATGTTATTGTTTTTGTGATTAGAACACAAAGATAAACAATAATTCTGAACTGCCAAAAATATTTTTAATTAATTTAAACAAATATCTCCATAGGGGGTTTCCATGAAGGGAACATTAACCACCCTCTGTTCCTTAATCTCTTTATTCATTTTAACCACAATATCTATCATCTGACTCCTTGTGAGGTTAATATCCTCACCTTTATTGTGGTTTTCCTGAGCAACCTCTTTAATCATCTTAAAGAAATAGTCCTTATCCAAATCCCCAATCAAGATAAACAACTCATTGGGGTTTTTCTCAAAAAAACTAATTATTTGGCTAATATAGATATCAATATCTACGTTGCTCATACTTTTCATATTTTATTATTTTTTCTTACTAAAAAATCCTGTTCCTCCCTGACCTTCCTCACCAAACACCTCAATAAACTTAGGTGTTAATTTTGGTTTCGTACCATTAAGATTCATAAATGACAAATTAGGTAATCCTAATACTGAATCAGGTATGTGTTTTAATGATGGATTGTTTGGTAACGCTAAGAACGATAATCTTTTAAGATTACCAATCTCATTTGGTAATGACTTCACACAATTCATCAACAACAACGCTTCCAAGTTTGTAAATCTACCCAATGTTGGCGGTACATCCAATGCAATATTCTCGTTTGATTTGTTATTAAACAATAGGTTTGTAATATCATCAGGTAAACTACCAAAGAACTCATCAAAACCATATAAAGCAATGAACTTAGCAGCAGAACTATTAGGATACTCTATCTCTACTTTTTTACCACCTGAAGTTGTTAATCCTTTAGCAAACTCCGGTTTGAAGTATTCTTTTAATTCAGAACCTTGACCATTTAAAAACTCAATCAATTCTATTCTATGGTCTAATCTATCCATAAACTGATTGGAGGGGAAGTGAAATTGGAATCTCTCTTGAGGTAATCCTGTTCTACCACCAACTAATCCTTTATCATCATTTGCAAGTATCACATATAGTGGACCATCTTTAGCATATCCCTTATAGTATGAAGAATCCGGAGGTGAAGTACACCATCTTGATTCTCCGTTATTATAATCATAATAACCACCATACCAACTTGCAGCCTCTTGACCTTTAGGACCCAAGTCAGAAATCTTAACCACAGTCCAAGTAGGCGTTTCTATCTCTACAGTAGCACCAGGATGACTATATCCTTTTCTTTCCTTCCTAATCTCTTTCTTTAAATCCTTTTTTTCCAACTCCTTCTTTTTCTTTTCAGGAAGTTGGAACGCATTTAAGAATCTAAATAACTCATCAGGACTACTGAACTTATTGATATCCCTTTTATCAAGAGGGAAATATTGTTTGTATTTTGTAAACTTTTTTAAATCATCTGTCGCCTTGAACAAATCTTCCATAAACAACGCTCTAGCATCAGCAATTGCTTTCTTATAAGATGCGGTACCCGGTTCTGTCATTTCAGCAGTATCAGGGTCTAATTGGGGATTCTCATAACACTTTAACAACCAATTAGTATATGCCCCTGGATGAACTTTAGATAAATTCTCAGGACTTAAATTTGTTGTATCAAAATCTGCAGGTTTTTTTGTCGTTGGGTCAGCAAATATAATTTGAGCAAATTTGGTGATATCTAATAAAGGGTTAACCTTCTTACCTTCTTTATTTTTTTTAATCGTTGTATACTTATCCATCAAGACCTCAAATCTTGATTGTTCTAAAATAACTTTTTTAATTATGTTTAATACTTTCATTTATATATTTTTTACTCTTATAAATATCTTAACGAAGCAAAAATACATTAATAATTCATAATTAACAACTCTTCCGCTAAATTTTGTTTTACACCTTTTTTAGCCGCAGCAGCTTTAGCAAAAGATTTACGTTCCCACCTATAGATATTATCAGGGAACCAATCATGTAATAAAGGAAAATCATAATACGATAAACTAAATTTACCCTTAACATGTTTTAACTCATTAGCTAACCTTTGGTGGTCTTCCCTATCAAAATCATGGTTGGAATAGTAATTCTCGGTCTTCCAATATGGGGGGTCTAAATAGATATACGTTTTTTCAGAATCATATTTGGCAATAACATCCCCAAAATCCATATTCTCAACATCAGTTATTTTAAGGAAGTGTTCTATCCAATCAGGTTTACTTAACTTATCTCTAAACGATAGATACTTGGAACGATACTTGCCCTTCAAATCAATAAATGATGATGTCTCGGGCTTACTACCACTAAACACCTGTGTTAATACATAAACATACTTTGCAGCAGTATAATAATCGGGTACGTTTGTAGTAAATCCTGAACCAAATACTTCTGTTTGGAATGTGGTAAACTGCTCCTTTAATAAATCAGAAGCTTGGGACACCCCCAATTGTTGAACTTCTATACCATCTAACGCTCTTTGTAATTCAGATGGATTCTGAACACACTTAAAGAGATTATAATTTAGTGGGTTAAAGTCATTATAAACGACTTTCTTTAGATTTGGGTACTTGGATAAGTCCATATTATAAAAACACCAGAACATACCTCC